CCGTTCACATATCCTGAACCACCAATTAATGGACGAACTTCTGTAATAGAAACTGGAGTAATATTTGGCGTAACGTTTGAAGGTGGAATACGATATAAGCCCGCATCCACAATCAAAATGGAGTTCATGTTAATTACACCATTTGACGGGAACACATTATAAGTTGCTATGGCATCTCTTACAGCAATACCACCAGTAAATACGAATCTGCCGTTTGCAAGAGCCACACCAGCGTAAATATTTTCTGCGGTATTCGATGTTATTGATACCACAGAGTTGGGTGAATTATTCAAAACAGCCGTGGGTGAAGAACCATTAGCATATAAACCAGGATCGACAATCGTTATTTTGCGAACTTGACCATCCAGGGGGATCATCTGCATTATAAATGAGGCGTTACCAACATTTGCTACTGGTATTGGTGTACCCTTATACAAACCTTTACTGAATAGAGTAACATTTTGTACAAGTCCTTCTGTAGTTACGTATATTCTAGCGTTTGCGGGTATGTTATCTTCACCACCACCAACAAATTGAATGAAACTATTAACTCCATATGCAAACGCATTTACAGAAATCGAATTAACTTGAGCAGAGAATTGTGGGAATGTTTCAACACGAATTAACGCCGGGCGACTTGGATCCCCCCCAGAAATTACAAGAACACCATTTGAGTGTCCGTTACCCGTACTTGTCACGGTGACCGAAGAAATTACAGCATTCGCATTGGTGTTTGGTCTAGCAGTCGGAGTGGATTGATATAATCCAGAATCGATTACTTCAACAGTATTGACAACGGTGTTCGGGTGAACAATTAATCTTACATTTGCTTCTCTTAATGGTGAACCACCAGAGAACACTAACCAGCCATTTGAATAACCTTCACCACGAACTATTATGTCAATACTGTTTGCGTAAACAACACGATGTGGATTGCTGTCTGGTATTGCAATTGGTTTATTAGAATACAAACCACCACTTACCAGCGTAATAGTTTTAATTGCACCGTTTGATGCATGTGTTTCGATACTTGCAACCGCAGGTATTGCTTCATCTACACCGGAAAGTGTGACGAAACCGTCTTCATAACCAGAACCATTTGCAGTAATCGTGAGACTTGTGATCTGACCACCACCATTTGAAAAGGTCAAATAACCATTTGAATAACCGGAACCAGCATTTGCAATTCGTAGATTTGAAATGTTTGATGTTGTGATTAGAGATGTGTTGCTTACAATTGTATTAATTTTTCTTATTTCACCATTCACAGCAATCAAAGAACCCAGTGACAAAATGCCTCTTGTGTTTGCAATATTATATTTTGTACTATTACCCGTAACAACTACTCTACCATTTCCAACATTAACCGTACCAGCAATCGTGTTTGCCGCAAAACTTTGAACAGAAACATCAGTGAGTTCAATAACATTTTCTTTATTAAACAGAGCATAGTTAACCATACCAACCGGATGCAACAACTGCTTCAGCATTGTTTTATATTTGCTGAATTCTGTTTTTGAAGAAATTACATATGAGTAATCAACATAGTAGTCTTCACCTTGAATTTTTCTTTCAAAAGAAGAGATAATAGAATCTGATGTGGTCCAACGACCGGGTGCAGAAGCATACGAACGTTCAATTTCTGCTGTGGCTGTTGCGGTGCCATCACCACCAACAATACTCACAGTAGGATTATATTCATAACCAGAACCAGGATTAATGACTTTAATTGAAACGATTTGACCGTTAGCGGTAAAACCGGTTGGAATCAATCTTTCACCATCACCGATCAATGAATCAATTTTAACATTGGCTCCAGAACCTGTATTCGAACTTACCAAAATAATTGGAAAATTACCTTGTGTGTAGCCATAGCCACCCAATGGCCAACGATCAAAGACACCAACTTTTTTATTTGATGCTGTATGTGTGAAGACTGAAGACACAGTAACCGAATTGTCATTGGTAATGCTAGATACTATTCTCGATTCATTGTTAATATCAACTTTGTCGCCAACTCTTAAATCTTGTGTAAAGAAAGTTCCAGTCCCAGTAATTTCATTACACGCAGCAGCAACGGCAGCAACACCACGAATTCGACCATTGGCTGAATCAATTCTTTGAATTGCACCACCAACGGAAATTTTACCAACAACAGCAGCAGCCATTTGACCGTAAGTGCCGGGAGGATTAGACCCAAAAACAACTTCATCGCCAATTTGATAATTTAAACCACCGTCAATAATTTGATAACGACCAATTGACTTTAGACTTTTTGAATAACGAAACGGAGCATTTGCTGCATACTGTGCGCCAGCAGCATCCAAAAATGTTGAATTTTTTTCTGTTAGTGGTACCGTAGTAGAAAGAATCTTGACATTACTAATTGGACCCACAGTAAGTGTGACGTAGTTTAGGGCACTATTAATTGAATTGGCAGCACTTATGTTTGATTTTGAAAACACTGCACCAAAATTTGAACTATTTACGTAAACAGTACCATCAACATTTAAACTTAAATTTGATATTACGTCTGGAGATACCTTAAATGAATTGGCTGCATTAGCACCAGATGTGTCAATATTATCAACAACAACAGTCATCGTTGTGAATGAACTGTTACCATAAACAGAAATTGGTGATGCGTTTGTAAATACTGCGCCACCATGAACTACATTGATAGTATCAATTTCACCAGTAATGACTCTCTCAACTGTACCAAAGGCATTAACTGATGCATTACCACCAAATACAAAAACCGAATCACCTACGCTATAGTTGTTTCCTGCATTGACTAAATTGAAATTTCTTACGATAGAGAAGGTCGATGCACGAATATCAATTGACAGATTATTAGTTTCATCATTGATCGGTATCGTAACAATTTCACCATTTAAAAAATTACCATTCAGAGATTTTAAATTAATTAAAAGTTCAATAGGTAAACCCAAGTTAAGAGTATCTGAGATAATTCTTCTACTTGCGGTTTCAATAATTGCTGATGCACGTGAAGTGATGCCTGTAACTTTTCGATTGTTTAGTAGTGTTATGTCAAAATTTTCATATACAGCCAATATTTCTGCGGCATCAGCAGGCGCATTTACAAAGTTTAATTGACGATATTCTCTATTGATAAAATAATCAACATTAGGTATTTTAAGTGTATCGTTGACAAAAATAGTTATCTCATCTTCACCCGATATTTGTGCCAAATAAAAAGTTTTATTTGTTCCATTACCAATGTAACGACTGGAAATAGCGGGATTGATTCTTAACTTATTGTCTACTTGCCAGTTACTAGCAGATGCACGAAGAACGTTGTTTTTTGGTAAAATAACATCAATATCTTCACCGAAAACAAGTTGAAATAAAAGTTTAAATGAACTCTCAGAACCTTTTGAACGATACAAAGGCAAGAGGTGTTTGAATAGCAGTGCTTTGTTTGCTTGTACGTTTAATGGTATTAATGCGCCGTACGTATTATAAAAATTCTTTTCGAATCTTTCCAAAGAATCATCAACATCTCTAATGTTTCTTAAGGTTTTTGCTGTTGTGACCAGATTGTTGGAAGTAATTGCAGTGTTGGCCTGAGTTTCCAAAAACTCATAATATGCTTCCAAAAAGGTGATGAACTTTGGATATTCATCACGAATAAATTCTGGTACTTGACGATTTACAAGTAACGATGTTTTTAAATCTACTGTCATTATACAGTTTCTAACGTTGTACTAATTGATGTTGGATCATCTTGGTCTATCGTGATTATTGTATTTTTCTGTGTACTTATAATACCTTTTTCCGACTCAATTGAAATGCGAACATCACCATCAACAGATTGTGTTCCTTTTATATTGATGTTTGAAATTTTAACAATACCAGCGTCATAATCTATTTCTCCCGCATTCTCATCAACTACCTGTCTTTGAGCAAAAGAATCATAATAAACCGTACGAATTGTACCAGTTCTTCCATCAATGACTACTGAAGCAGTTGCACCAGAACCCCCGCCACCACTAATAGTAACAATAGCACGTGTATAATCAATACCACGATTTGTTATTTCGACACTCTGAATTCTACCATTAACAATAACCGCCGAAGCATTTGCTCCAATACCATCACCTTCAATTTTAATTATTGGTGAAGAAGTGTATCCTGCACCAGGATTCGTAACTTGAATAGACGAAATGCCAGAAAAAGATTGTGGAATTTCATCAAATTGAACTTCACGGTCAACACCGCTAGAATCTGTAACCGTGAAAGTTGTTGAAGTTAGTTTGTTACCAATTGTGCCCCTACGCAATGAAGAGTTGAAGTTAATAGTGTATGGTGTGGATGCATTTAAAGTTGGTACAAATCTTTTCTCTAAACGAACTAATACTGTTGAACCTATAATAGAATTTGTATCTACTGAATCAATGGTGTCTTGAACTTTTGAAAGTATAAATTGCGAATCAAATTTGTCCAAGTTAGTTGTCTTGTATGATAAAATTGCGGTTCTTATTGCTGCTTTTAATTGCTGCTCGGTTAGTGAAGTTTTTCTAGCATCATATGTGACTGTTGGTGAAACAAGTAAATATAAAAATTCAGGATCACGTATTACGGTCTGAATTGCAACAATTGCTTTTGGTTTAATAATTTCATCAATAATACGTTGTTTTTCGGTGTCCGACAAAAAATAATTTTCTCTTGTTTTGAGCGAAACATAAACAACACCAAACTTGGGTGGTGTTTCATCTTCTCCACCCCAAACAGAAACAGCATCAACTGCTGGATAGTTTTTCTGTATAAAAGCCTCGTAATCAGGAAACGTTACCAAACGGTTTTGTGTTGTAAACTGTAAAGGCGCAGCAAACTTAATATTGTCTACAGATTCTCTTTCAGCGCCACCAGCGGCTTCACTCACTGGGTCAATTATAAAATCGGTTTGTGAATTGCCTAAAGAATCTGCAAGAAAACCTGTAGCAACAAAATTATTTGCTTTGTTTGCACCGGTGCCATTCGTGATCAAATAAGTAATGCTGACCACTGCACCATTAGGTAATTTTTTACCAATCACATTATCACCAAAATAGATAGCATATTTCTCACCTCTATTTTCTTGTAAATAGTAAGCCGAAGACGTTGTTGTAGCGATTGAGTCATCAGAAACCAATGTATAGACTTCCGAGTCTGTATTTGAAATAGAATTGCGAACAGAGACAAACAAAGTGGATGTATCAACGTTTGTGTCTGGTAAAGAAAATATTTGTTTCGGATTTGTTGTTTGATCGTAAGTATAATTATATGTTACTAACTGACCTTCATATAATGACAAGTTCAGAAATGTAAAATCTGTATTTGATTTGTTTACTTTGATTTCTTCTAAAGTTACAAAATTATAACTGACGCCATCAATTTCATTGGATAAAAAAGAAAAACCTTTTGGTATTGTTAATGTGCTTGCAACATTGGTGCTGGTATTAACAGTAAAATTAATTGTCGCACGTGGTGCTTTTCTTGAATAAGGAACATATCCTAAAACTTTAGCATGTGAGATAACAGAATCACGTAGCAAAGCGGTATCCATGAATGCTTCGTTGGCAACCATGTTCAAATAATAAGCATTGTAATGCGTATTGTACGCTAAGATATCTAATAAAACACTCAGACCAGATCCCTCAAAATCATAGTCGGTAAACTCAGACTGACCCTTCAGGTAAGTCTTTAGATTCTGTTTAATTTGATCGAAATCAAGTTCGGTAACTTGTAGTGGTTCAGCCATTTTATCTTATACGTTCTAAAAAGAAATTGATTGTAATTGGGTTAGGCAAATTAACAATATAAAAAGTCATTGAAACTCTGTAGCCATTTTCATCTGGAGCAGGAATCGCAACAATCGATTCTACTGAAACTCTCGGTTCATAATTATTAATAACATCAAATAACCGTCTTTCTATTGAAGCGCCAAAAACAGAATCAACTGGTTCAAACAATAGAGAACGAATTGCTGAACCTAAATCTGGTTGAAATGGTCTTTCATAAAAGTTGGTCGAAACTAAGTTCTTTACAGAATTAATAATCGCCTTTTCGTTCAAATGACGACTTATATCCTTTTTGACAGGGTGTACTGTAAAGTTTAAATCCAAGTCTTTATAAGACCTTTCGACTTGAATTTGTGGTTCGTTAGATGTGATTGTAGTTGACATCTTTTATTTATTCAACCTGCAAAAACATTACCTGACCCAGCAGCCACGGAAGTGCAACCGGATATTGCATCTCCAACACGGCCAGCGCCTCTACCATTTACTTTTACGGTTGAGGAACCCGAAGATATGGCGGCAGCATGTGGTGGGCATGGTGAACCCGGCAGTAAATGCACAGTGTTCACATCACCCTGTCTTGACCACGGTCTTCCGTTCACAAAAACGTTTCCTGAGCCGGCTGCTCTTACCATCCCAGAACAGTGGGCAACGTCAGCATCTCCAATTCTTGTTGCAGCAGGCATAGTTTCTCCTAATT